GCACCACCATCTACAATATAAGTTTTATCTTCAGTTTCTTCTAACTTTAAGACAGCTAAAAGTTCAAAATCAATAGGTTGGCCTTTTGAATTTTCTAACTCATAGTCTTCCTCAAATCTTAACTCACCTTCTTTACTGTCAAATTGATTTTTCCAACTATCCATTATGTCTTTAACTACTAATCTAGTTATAGAATCATAACGACCTTCATTAATCATATTATTAGGCAAAATAGCTGTTATATAATCTCCGGATTGTTTGAATGTTGTTCCTGGAAGTGCTTTAGAAATAAAAGCTCTGTATAAATTATCTCTTTGAATACCAAAATTTTCCTCACTTGATTTCTTAGATGGTGAATAAATAATGGCTTGAGCTTTAGATTTTTTAAGGTATTTTTTAATTATATCAGCTAGGGTAGCCATTACTCTATAAAGTTCACCTTTATTAACTACTACTTTAGCAGATGAACCTTGAGCATCTTTAGGTTTAGCTAAAAATTCAATTTCTAAAGCAGGAACAGAATCCATTTGTCCTGGAGGGTAATAAGTTGTTGATTTAATATCTACATCATATTGAGTCTCACTATCTGTTACAAAATGAATATAAACATAATAACTTTCTCTATCTATTTCTTCCCATTTGTATGGTTTAAGATTCGCTTCGCCTACTTCATTAAGTGTTTCTTTATTAGGTAAAATAGCTGTTATATCATCTCCAGATTGTTCAAATCTTACGCCTGGTATAGCTTTAGAAATAAATGCTTTATATAAATTATCTCTTTGAGTACCAAAATTTTCCTCACTTGATTTCTTAGATGGTGAATATGTTATAGCTTGGGATTCAAATTTCTTTACATAATGTTTAATAATAGCTGTTATTGTAGACATTACTTTATAAAGTTCGCCTTTATTAACTACTATTTTAGCAGATCCACCTTCAGCACCTTTAGGTTTAGCTCTAAATTCAATTGCTAATGCATCATAGTTATTTAGATCATTATCTATATAATTAAACTCTGTTAAATCTACTTTATACTCAGTTTCACTATCTGTTATAAATTCAACAAAAATAAATGGACCATTCGCATAAACTTCTTTCCATTTGTATGGTTTAAGATTTGCTTCACCTACTTCGTTTAATGTTTGTAAACTTAAAGCTTCCCAAGGTATAGTGCCTCTATATTCTAAAGTATCTCCTTCATTATTTTGAACATTTTGATCTATAAATAATTTAGATTTATCTAATTTACTAGTATCTACTTTTAATATAATAATATTATCCAACCAACTTTCAGGAACCATTTCAGATTCTTCAGCGTATGATTCAGCCACATAAGGATCTAAAGCTAAATAAACATATCCAGAAACTGAATCATCCCATGCTTTTTTACTATCATTTGTATCTAAACCTTTTTCTTTAATTTTTTTAAGTAAAGGTTTGTAGGTAGCATGATAAAGATATTGGGGGGTATTCATTTCACCTACCTCAAATACTAATTTAGGACTTGAAGATAAAAAATTATCTTTCCTCATGATGGTTTTAGCTATCGCTTTATTAGTCATGTTAAGGAAAGGAATGTTTAAGTTAGTAGTTTTATCATTAACTACAATTTCTTTATATTTTTTAAAGAAATCAAAAAATTCTTTTTTGTTTCTGCCTAATCGTTTAAAGAAACCAATTAATTGAGCTAAAGTAACATCTGAGTCTCTGCCTGTTAATCTGTCAAAAACATGCTTTGAAGTTAAATCAATATCTACTGGAGCTAATTGTTTGTCAGCAAAAGCATCTGCTTGTTTTATTTGGTCAGGAGTAATTTCTTCTTTAACAGCAGGTTGAACAATATTCCATATTTGTTCTTTTTCTTTAATGTTTGGAATTAATTGAAAGAATTGTTCTTTATTATTTGCTTTAAGGGATTGTCTTGTTTTAGTACCACTTACACCTCCTGTTGAGGTAATCACTTTAACCTCAAGGTTAGGGTACTTAGAAATAGACTTTGTTCGACTAGCTATATCTTCTAAATCACTTTCTTCACCATCCCGGGCACCTAGAACCCAATATACTTTAGTGTCAGGATTTTCTTTAGCATATCCCAAAATTGATTTAACAGGAGCTACAGATGGTTCAACACTAACTTTATCTGAAAGATAATTTTTATAGATATTCCAAACCTGGATTGATTCATCTTGGGTAATTCCGTCTCTAACTCCTCCACCAACGAATATCTTTAACTCATCTATTTCAGGAAATTGCTCTAATGTTTGTTTAGCTACAGTAAAGTGACCTTTGGTAGGAGGCTTAAACCCACCACCATAAATGGCTACTGTTTTTTGTTCATCTAACAGTTCCTTAATAAGGAATTTAGTTAGTTCATTCATTATTTTAATTTCATTATTTTTTCTTTAGCAGCTGCTTTTTTATCATTGATAACTTGTTTAGCTTCACGAAAATCATTCATAGCATCTTCCATTTCTTTAAGATTAGATTCATATGCTTTAATAGCTTCTTTAGCTGCTTTATTAGCATCTCCTCGCTTTATATAAAAACCAATAATGTCTTTTTCATTTAAACCACCTCTAATTTGGTTAGCAAAATAAGCTAGAGTTGATTCAAATACTAAATCTTCAGTAGTATCCCCTTTTGATTTAGGTTTTTCAACTACAAAAAATTTACCAATTTCATCTACCATATCTATTTTAACCTCATCAATTTGTGTGGTTTCGTTTTCTTCCATTTCTCTTAAGAGATCTAATAATTTTTTCATTTTTGTATAAAGTTAGTGATTTTTGTTTTTGCTTGTTCTTCAGTGTCAAAATCAGGTTGTGATTTAAGAGACTGTTTAATATCAGAGTAAAGTTGTTCTGATTCTGCCTTTGATTTGGTTTTTTCTTCGGGTGATTTTTCTTTACCTACTTGTCCTAAAGGTTTAATATATGTTTGATAAATAAATTCCTCATCAAACTCTTTACTAGCTTCTTCAGGATCATTATTAATTAATATAAAATCATCCCCAAACGCCTGTTTATATACGTTTATATTTTTATTTACATCACGCCAAGAACGAAGCACAATACTCGGCAACAATGATCTGTCTCGCTGTTTATTACGTTCTAGTGAGGTAATAGGCGACACATAAGCCATAATCATGGCTGTGCTATAACCTAAGTCTTCTAATTCTTGTTTTTTCTTAAGTAATGTTTTAGATGAACCACCTACACTATCAATTAATATATTGTTAGCATTTTTTAATGCTTCTTTATATTTAGTATCTGTAGCTTTTCTTGCTTGACCCATTAACTCACCTGCTTTTTTTAACTCGTCAGGCGACATTTTAGCTAATTTAAGTCCTATACCTGAGGATTTAAGTAATTCTTCATAAGTATCATCTACATTAATAGTATTAAAATTAGAAGGAACTAGTTTTTGAGATATAAATGATTTGCCTGAACCAGCAGGACCAGCCATAAAAATTGCTTTTGGCTTGCCTTGTATTTCTTTTAAGAGTGATATCAGTCCAATCATGGATACGGTTTGCCATAAATATAACAAAAAAGGCTTGGATAACCAAGCCCTTTCTTTTAATATTTTCTATTAATTAAATTTCATCAGGTTTACTAAAAAAGTACATACTCATTTCTTCACGCATAGCTTTTTCTAATTCTTCATCAGACATTTGTTCAACACCTTCTTCGTCAAGGTAAAGATATTCTTCAAATTCACCCCAACCTTCATCATCATTAATAAATTGTTTAGCTGAGACTTCTTCGCTATTAAATTGTTTTAAATATTCAAATGCTTTCTTTTTATCAATAGAATAAAAATCATCATCTTCATCACTTCCTTCTTTATCTTTAACAACATATTGGTTTTTAATTTTATCTTCATTTAAAACCCCAGCTAGTTTTTGCATACGCTTAAATTCTTCAGATATAATTTGTTTTTTCATGATTATTAATATGTCATAAATATATGAAAAAAATTCTAGATTTCCAAATCCCGCTTTACTGTAGTCTTGAATTCAGTGAAAATAGGAGCGTGAGTTGGGTTTTCTAAATCAAATAAACGTTTTACTGTTTTAAAAATATCAATGTTTTCCTCTTGTGTTCTAGTGGAGGTAACCATTTCCCATCCTTTACCCTGCATTTTTTCTTTATTAGATTTACGTTTAGATGATTTTAACCAAAGTATACCATAGTTATCTACTTTTTTACCATAACATTCCTCATAACATTTACCATAAACTGCTGTCTGTAGTTCATAAGTAGGCTGGATATGGTTTGAAGTTTTGAAATCAATTAACCAAAGTTTATCTTCAATTTCAACAATCAAGTCACAAGTACCTGCTACCTTTAGTTCATCTGAAAATAAATGAACTTCGGCTTCAATTAATTTAGGATTATATGTTTCCCAAAAATCAACAAAACGTAAGAACATTTGCCACACATCAGGACTGTATTGAGGATTACCATATTGGTTCATAAAATTCATTTCTTTACCTTCAAGGTATTCCTCAATCATTTCATGAACTGCTGTTCCTTCTTCACCTGCTTTTTTAACAATATGTTCAGCAGAGTAACCTACTTTTTTAAGCCAGTCTTCAAAAAACTTACCTTTAGGATAATAACCTAAAACATAAGTAATTGAAGGATAGTATTCACCATTTCGTCTGTAATAACGAGAGTCTGGTAATGTTATTTGTTTAGCATCATCTGATACTTCTAGGATTCTATTGTAAGATTTTTTTATTTTACTCATAAAAATAATTTTTTCCCAAGTAAACCTGAGAGTGTTAAGGGGTAAGTTTCTGTAATTGTATCTATAAAAGTTTTAAAACCCATTTCACTTGGGTCCTTATCTTGCATATCTACAAGGTATACTTCTTTACCCTCATTCATAAGTTGCTCACAAAACGATAAGGCTTGTTTTTGAGCATCTTTATCAAGGGCAATATATATTTTATCAACAGAAGATTTAACAATCTTCCTCATTAGTTTAGACTGTATATTTTTGCCTAATAACGGTATAACATTCCTTTTAATAGCGATGGCGTCAAACGGTCCTTCGCATAATATAAACGGTAAATCCCAATTAATAAACAACTCAAATGGTATGATGTCGCGTGAGACAGATGGGTTCTTATATTTTACTTTGGCTTCTTTTTCAAATGAACGACCTGTAAAATAATTCAATATTCCATTTTCATCATATGAAGGAATAATAACCATGTTTTTATATGGTCCTGATTC